TCTCGCTCATGGCTGGTTTCCTCCGCCGCAGGCCGCGCAGCCCGCCGAGGCGGGCGGGTCGGCAGCGCCTTCACCAGTCAGCCTCGGCCCCCAGGCCTCGTCCTTGCGGGCGCTCCGCACGAAGAACCGCCACTGCTTGAAGTTCTCCTGGAGGTACGCCCGCAGCCACGCCGGGCAGTCCGGCTCGAGCTGGGGTGCGGAACGCTGGACGGCCTGGTAGGCGGCCAGCGTGGAAGTCTCCGCGGCCGTCAGCGCCTCGCCCCGCAGGTACACGTTCCCGCAGCCGGTCAGGCACAGCACGACCAGCACCGCAATGCACATCGCAACCTTCCTCATCGCGTCACCTTCCTTCTTTGGGTCTGGTGCCTGCCTGTCCTGCGGACGCAGGCAGGAAGGCGTCCTTCAGGACGCCCATGTCCGTCACCTCAATCGCCTCGTCGCGCTTGTCTTTGGCCGAGTACGGGTCGAAGTCGCTTGGCTTGTAGGCCCGCGTCTTCTTCGGGTCGCGGTTCACGTTGGCCACGAGCGCCAGCACCGCCGACGTGTGCGCCCAGTTGTCCCGGCCCCGCGCCTCGGCCATCCACAACAGTTCCCGCAGCGTCAGCGGGCCGGGGTCGATTCCGACGACGGCGGCGAGCTCGTAGACGGTTCGCCAAGGGTCGTCTCGATGGCCGCCTCCAAGTCCAGCTTGTCGATTCGCGTCTCGATCCGCGCGACCGCCAGGTCGATCATCCGCCGCTGGGCGTCGACGGCCTTGGCCAGGTCGCCCCGGCCCAGCTTGCGGAAAAAATCGACGAGTTCCCCGTAGAAGGCCGTCTGCGCCGCCAGGACCACGTCGCCGCCAAGGGCCGCGGCGAACTCCTGGTCGCTCACGCCCGCCGCGTCGGCCTGGGGCTTGACGAGGGCGAAGATCACGTCGCACAGGAGGATCACGTCCGTGCCGAGGCGCGTCAGAAGCGGCGGGTCGCCGGCCCCTGCCTTGCCGGCAGGCAGGTCCAGTTCCAGCAGGTTCACGTCCAAGAGGGACTTCACCCGCTTGGCCGCGTCGATGGTGAGCGCCAGCGTCCAGGTCCGCCCGGCGGTGTCGGTGAAGGTCTTCATGTCACGTTCCCTCGATCCAGCTTCGGAACACGGCCAGCTTCGCCGTCACGCTGACGGTGATGGCCTCCTCGAGCGCCTCGTTGCGGCTGAATGACGTGATCGCAAAGTCGCCGTCAGGCCCCTGGCCGCCCGCCTTGTCCAGAATCTTGAGCGCGATCAGCCCCGACGCGAGGAATGCGTTCTTGATGGCCGTAAATCCTGCGTCGGCCGGGTCCCAGACCATCTCGAACTCGCAGGTGCACTCCCGCAGCGTCGGAGCGGTGGCTCGCCAGCCGGAATTGGCCCGCGTGGTCACGTCCGCCTCGCCCGCCTCCAGCGTCAGCGTCACGTCCCGCACGTTGGACATCTCCGTCGAGGGCGTGCTGCCCGCGGGGCCGTGATAGAGTTTCGCGTCCTTGCCCAGAATGAACGTCGCCATGTCCTTGGCCTCCTATTGCTTGATGCTGCTTGCCCACATCGCCGGGAGCTTGGGCTTCTCGCGCTCGAAGGCCGGTCCCATGAACGGGCGAGCCTTGTAAGTCGACGTGACGGGCCTGCCCTTGCGCCCGCGCCTTCGCGCCTTGCCGCCGTATTCCAGGAGCGGCGGGGCCTCGGCTGTGCCGTGCAGCGGCGTCGGGCCGATGACCACGCTCTTTCGCCCGGGGTCGTAGCCGAAGTAGATCAGCCTCCGCAGCAGGCCCACGTGGCTCGAAGGCGGGCTACCCGGCTCTGACACCGCCTTCCGCTTGCGGATGCTGTGCTTCGCGCCGGTCCGCACGAACGCACCGAACTTCGAGAGCACCTTCCGCGCAGCCTTGTCCACCCGGCTCGTGACCGCCTTGCGGTCGAAAAACATCTGCTTGGTCACCATCCCGATCATGCCGTCATCACCCGCAACGTCAGCGTCAGGACGCTGGTGAACTGTCGAAGCTCGCCCAGATGCTCCTGGGAGTAGATGGGCGTGTTCTCCGTCTTGACCCACGCCGCTTCGCCGAAGCGCCCCGTCGCCCGCACGAACTCGGCGATCTCCTGCACGAGGCCCACAAGCGCGTCGATCTCCGCGTTGTCGCCGGAGGCGAGCTTCTTCTGCACGCCAATGTCGATCTGCACGTCGCTCTGCGCCAGGCCCCGTCCCGCCGTCGTCAGTTCCACGCCCTTGGGCACGACCGTCACGTGAAGGTCCGTCATGTCCTTCAGGTCGAAGACGGGCCTGTACGCCCGCGCCGCCGTGAACGGCTGGCTGAACGTGTGACTGTTCAGAGCCGCGACGACGGCTTCCGCGATATCGGGGATCAGTGCCATGGCTCAGTCCAGTTGCGGCAGCAGGGCTTCGAGCGCGGTCTTCGCTTCCGTCGCCTCACTGATCTGGCGGTCGATGCTCGCTTGGGCAGCGGCCAGAAGGTCCTGGGCATTGAGCGAAGCACGAGCGGCCGGCAGACGCTTGGTGGCGCGGTCGGTCAAGGCGGCGATCTGCTCCGTGACCTGCTTCTTCGTCATCACGGTCCGGCCGTTGACCAGGAGCGACTTCTTGCCGTCCACGTTGGCGACTTTCAGAGTCGGTTTCATGTCAGTCCTTTCGTTACACGGTCCTCAAGGCGTGCTGTGCGGCGTCGTACACGTCTTCGAGCACGGCCCGAAGCGCCGACACTTCATCGCGGAGCGTTTCCAGCCAGGGGCGGTAGTTCCCCCAGTCGTACAGGTACGACTCGAAGTCGTAGTGAATCGTCTGGAACCACGGCTGGTAGGAGTTCTGGTCGTAGAGGTGGTAGTAGAGTCCCGAGTCGATGGTGTTGTTCAGCGTCTCCATCCACGGCTGGCCGCCCCACTGGTTGTAGAGGTGGTAGTAGAAGCCGTCGTTGATGGAGCGGTCCAAGGTCGCGAGCCACGGCTCCCAGCCGTAGTTGCTGTTGTAGAGGTAGTAGTCCAGATCGCCTCGCAACTCCTGGAAGAACGGGTAGCCGTAGTCGAACAGCCCGTACTCCAGCCGGTCGTACAGGTCTGCCAGTGTGTATGCGGGCGAGCCGGTGATGGCCGCGGCATCGAGTTCGGCCGTCACCACGGCGTCCACCTTCAGGCGATTGCTCGTGACCAGTTCGGAGGGGAAGATGATCCCGATCCGCCCCTGGTCGTCCACCAGCACATCCGCCGAGTTGATCCATCGCTTGGCCATGCCGTTATGCTCCGAAGATCAGCGTCCAGACCGCCCCGAGCGCGAGCGTTACCGTCGAGCCGGCGATGATCCACAGCAGCTTGGAGCGGATCGCTTCGGCCGCCTCCAGCCGGTCCAGGCGAAGCTGGATTCCGGGCTTGGAGTTGCCACGAATCGCCTCGTCCAAGCGGTCGAGCTTCGCGTGGATGGCGGTGAATTCTCCCTTGCAGACCCGCTCGTACTGTCCGGTGCATCCGCTCATGTGGCACATCCCTACGGGGCCGCGCCCACTTCCTTCGTGTGAATCCGCATCGTCGTGCGATACGGGTCGCTCCACCGCCAATGCCCTTGGTTACCCAGACTCATGACCTCGTGAACCACGCCGTCGGCGATGACCTGATCGCCCGCTTGTGGTTCGCCGAAGACCGGCGCGAACTCCTCCGCGTCCACCAGGAAGTCCGTCACGTGCGCCGCGACCACGAGGCCGAAGTTGTCCTGGACCTCGTACTGCGTCCGCCCGAACGTCGCGCTGAGCACCTGCTCCTGGGCACCGCGTCGATAGGTGACCTGGCTGGAGCAGTGCGCCCAGCGCATCTGCTCCAGCCATTGGCTTCCTTGCCTCAACAGGTCACCCACGCGTCGATCCCTCAGGTCGCTTGCAGACTGTTGGGCTGTGGGCATTTGGGCTGTTGGCCGCCGATCCCGAACAACCCAACAGTCGAACAGCCAAACAGTCAAACAGCCCATTTCACTGGCTCATCCGAACCAGAACGCTCGTGTCGGTGGTGGTCGCGGCCTTGATGCACTTGCCGATGAGCTTGTTGCCGCTTGAACTGGTCGTCGCCCGCTGGTTGGTCGCGTCCCAGTAGCACAGCGCCCCGGCCGTAATCGCCGAGCCGGTGGCCTTCGGGAAGTCGAAGACCCCCGCGACCGCCAGCGCCCCGAGATTGTTCGCCGCGATGGGCTGTTTGGCCACGCCGACCAGCTCGCCCTGGACCACGACCGCCCCGGCCGCGACGTCCGCCGCCGGGGTGTAGTCGATTGCCTCGCCGTCATGCACATAAGTCGCCATTGGGTTGTCCTCCGCTTACGCCTCGCCCTTGCTCTTGAGCCCGCCGCGCGGGTCTTGCAGGGCCACGCCGAAGTCGTGATAGCCGCGCATCCGCACGCCGAGCACGTTGAAGTCCGCCTCCGCCGTCTCGATGACCGGCGACTCCTGGCCGTTGAGGAATGCCACCTCGATGACGGGCAGGTCCGCCGGGTCGGCCAGCAAGTACCACGCCTTGGCGCTGGAGCCGGTGTAGGCAGAGTTGGCCAGGTAGCGACTGACCTCCACGCGGAACTTGCCGACGTGCGGGTTGGCGATGGGGTACTTGGTGCTGGAGGTCGTGTCCCGAATCTCCAGGCTCTTGTAGAGCTGCGTGCCCATGGCCGAGAGGGCCGTCGGCACCAGCAGCACGGCGGGCATGACGCCGATGGGCTTGCCGTCGGAGTCCACCTGGTCCATGAAGGCCACCTCGGCCTTGGTGAGGCCGTCGATGGACAGGGCCGTGTCCGCGCCCGTCAGGTAGTTCTTGTTGCCGGCGGTGAAGAACGCGGCGTTATTCAGGAAGCAGGTCCAGAACACGTCGTTGATCTTGAGGCCGCTGCCGCGCCCGAGTTTGCGGGGCACCAGCGTGATCGCTCCAAGGTCGTCGTTGATGATGTCCCGCCGGTCGATGGAGAGCATCAGGCCGTAGGTGTCGGCCTTGTTGGTGTACGACTCGTTGCCCAGCGTCCCGTGCTTGAGCTGGCCGCCGGGGGCCACGATCTCGTACTGGTCCTTGCCGATGAGGCGGTAACTCGTGACGGTCTTGAAGTCCGGCACGTTGCGGACGGCGCAGATGTTCCGCCAAGTGCGCTCGACGCTGAAGAACCCCTCCAGCAGGAACTTGTTGGCGACGTTGGAGAGGATGCCGCCGATGTCCACGGTCGAGAATCCCGCGGCCTGGACCTGGCGGCCGAAGGCGTACCTCAGGGCCTCGCGGCTGTCGCGGAAGGACCGCTCCGGGTAGCCGTTGGCCCAGGCGGCCTCGAGGAAGAGTTCCTGGAGGCCGATGCCGCCGCGGAAGCGCCGGCTGGCCTCGTCCAGCACCTCCTCGTGGTAGTGCTTCTCAGGCTCGGCGAGCTTCGCCGTCAGGACGCACGCCGCCTCGAGCGTCGCCGCGTCGCACGACCGATTGCCGCCGCGGACGGCGATGTGCACGTCCGCCTGCGGGCGGCTCTCGCGCATGGCCTTGAGGACCTTCTGGCTGGTCTCCTCGACCGTCCAGCCCAGGCGGATGGCGTCCCGCTCGATGCGCGGGAACTCGCCCGCGCAGACCTCCTGGATGGCCGCCACGCGCTCGCGCTCGGTGCGAACGGCGCTGGCCGCCTCCTCGCGGGCATTCGCCACAGCCTGCACCGCCACATCCTGCGACGCGGTCGCCTTCACCGCGGGCTGCGGGTTCGCAGCCGCAGGCTTCTTGCCTGCCTGCCGGGCAGGCAGGTACTTGTCGTCTTGCTCGAAGGCAGGCGGTTCCTCGCTTTTCTCGAACGCCGCCTTGAGTGCGGCCGTCTTCTCCTCGTCCAGCGCGGCGGCGTCGATGCCGTGCTCCTCAAGCCATTTCTCGAAGTCCATGACTTTGCCTCCGTACAGGTTGAACGTTGCCGCGAGCTTCATCCTCGTCGAGGCGTCCGCGCCCACGGCGACGACCGACACCTCCCGCAAGACCGACTTTTTCACGTGGTAGAACGGCCCCTCGTGCTCCCGGCCGTTGACGCTCCGGCGCGAACGCACCAGGTCCCACTCCAGCACCTCCGCCCCGATGGAGAGTTGCCACTCCGCACCCGCCCGGGCCTGCTCGACGATCCCCCTGGCCTGGCCGCTGGAGGAGAGAATCTCCCCCTCGACCACGAGCGTCTGGCCATCGACGCGGGCCTTGACCATGCCCACCCGAGCGCCCGTCCGGTTCTCGTGGTTCGTCAGGAGCGGCACCGCGTCGGGAACCTCCAGGCCCGCAAGGTCCACCACCACCGGGTGCCGCCAGCCGGGCAGGCGCATCTTGCCGCCCGAGTAGGCCACGCCCATCACGCGGATGCGGTTGGGCGGCCCGTCGCCGGAGGCGGCCTCGATGACGATGAACTCATCACCATGACCGACCATCAACTCCGCCGAACCC